ATTCATTTTAGTAAATTCAGAAGCAGTACCAATATTTTTAGCTAATTCTTCAGCTAATGCTACTTGATCACCTTGTAAAGCAGCAGCTCTAGCTCTTTCTAGATTTAACTGTTTGCCAGTTAATAACTCTGCTTTTAATTCATTTTCAAGCGATGATTCAAAGTTAAGTAAAGATGATGCTGCTGATTTTAATTGGTCAAATGTTAATCCTAAGGCTTTGGCTTGTACTACTGCTTGAGCAATGCGTTCTGGATTAAATCCTAAATTAGCAGCTAATTGACCTGATACTTTAGCAGCTTCTGCTAATGTAGCTCTAAAATCAATACCAACTTTAAGTTGGTTTCTGGTTGCTACTAATCCTTTAAGAAATGATTTATAAGTTTGTTCTGAGGTTTGTCCTGTAAGTACACTATATCTTTGTACTTGAGCGGCTTCATCTGCTGTTAATCCAACTTGTTTTGTTAATTTAATTTGTGTTTCAAGTTGATCAGCACTAAATTCATATGCAAATCCAGTTGCTGTAGCTAATTCTCTAAAGGCTTCAGTTAAATTTTTAGTAGTAACAAATAAACTATTTGAACTTCTTTCAATATCAACTAACGTACTTCTAAATTCTTCACCAGCATATCCTAAAGATTTTCCTAATTCTACTACTTGAGTATTGGCTGTTAAAGCAGCATTAATAAAGAATTTAGCTATTTTAACTAGTATAGTTAATTGTGTAATTGGGTCTTTAAGTGCTTCTCCTATCCCCTGGGCTATCCCTTTAATTGCTGTTATAGCTACTTTCCATTTGTCTCCGGATTTAGCAGCATCTCTCATGTCTTCTTTTAAGTTTTCAAAGAAACTACTATCAATACCTAATTTATTAAGACTATTAACAATACCATCAACTAATTTTCCTGATATGCCTAATGTTTTTTGTATTTTAATTTCTTCATCTAGTCGACGTTGAGTAGTTTTTATTAATTTGTTAATACCTATCTCTTCATCTTCTAATAGACTTATTACTTCTTTATTAGTATCATGTATTTTTTTAGTTAAACTTTCTTCTTTCTTTAAATTTTCACGTGCTTTATTTTTTAAATCTAATTGCTCTTTAGTAAGACCTCCATTTTCTTTTTGTAAATCTCTATAGTATTTAATTTCAGCATTAATACTCTTTTGTCTATTTAAAGAATCTTGTTCAGCTTGTTGATTTTTCTCTAAAAAATTTGTTAAATCAGTTTGTTGTATTTCAACTTTTTTCTGTAGATTTTGTAATTCTTTTTTAGATAAAGTTTGAATACCATCTTGATCATACTTTAATTTATTAGCAATTGATACTAATTTAGAATAAGAATTTGCAATATCATTATTGTAATTAGACTGACCTTTTAACTCCTTAGTAATATTTTTTAATGTAGTATAAAAATAATTAACATCTGTGTCTAAACTATTAAATACTTTTCGCATTTCTTTCAATGCTTTATTAGCAGCATCTATACCATTTCCAAAACTACTGATATAAGCATCAATATTGGTTTTGAAGTCTCCTCCTAATTCGCCAATGCGTTTATTCAGATCGTTTATCTGTTTTTTAATATCGTCTATTTCAGCCATAATTTGGTATTACGCCGTATAAATATTAAAAGCGCCTATTTTTTAGGCGCCTTTGATGTATACGTTGGTTGTTTTGGGGCTATGTTTGGTCGTGATGGAGTGTTGTTATTTTTAGTGGTTTGTTGGTTTTCAAGTTTTTTATTATCTTCATTGATTTTATCGTAATGTTCCTTTAATGTTTCAAAAGTAAACTTACGTAACCAAATGGGCATATTATAAACAGTTTCCCAACTATATCCACCTTGTCCATTAAACACTATTTCATGGATTTGTCTAAAGAAGTGTAATCTATATTCCTGAGTCAGGCCAAAAAAAGTTTAGTGATACTGGAATATTTATGCCCTCCTCTGCATAATTTTCCTCGTCTGTTGGGTAATATTTTAATTCAATATCTGGGGAGATTTTATTATAGTATTGGCGTAATGCTCTTGAATCTGGGGCTAATAAGTAATTATCAACAAAATCACGAATTGATTTTTGATCACGGTCACTATTAACAGATGTAATCATATATTTCAATCGTGTTGTAATATCTGTTGTTACATTTGGGTTGATTTTTTGTAAACCTTTAATTTCAGCATCAATCTTTTTTTCATCAATACCGTTTAATAATTTAAAGGTAACTATATTGCCTGAATTAGGTAATGTGAAAGTAAATTCATTGATACCTTCTTTAATTAATAATGGGTCTAATGGTTTTTCCTTTAATGTAGTTAAATCAACTTTACCTTGTTTTGAATTACCATTACTATCCATATAATTAAATTCATAATCCTTACCATATCCTAAAATACGGGCTGCTATTAAAATTGCATTTTTATCACCAATTAATAACTCATCATAATTAATAGGTGTAACAATTAATGATTGTAATAACTTATCAATTGCAGTACCATTTTTCAAATAGTTAGCATTAGTAAGAATATCTTCTTCCTTAGCTGTCATGTATTTCATTTCAATTTCACCTTTAGCAAGTGGTGATTCTTTTGGATACAATAAACCTTTAGAAGGTAATGTAACTGTTTCGGTTGGAATTTTAAATTCGGCCATATAACGTTTTTATTTGTGTGTATATATAAATATACGACAAAGAAAGGCATCTGCCAAAGCAGACGCCTTTTTTCAAAGAATATTGAGAATAAATTAGAAATTCAATACGCAGTAATCCATAGCAACTGTTACAGCTAAGTTGATTGCTGCTTCGTTAGCCCAATCATATTCACCGAATGTTGCTGTTTTTACGTAAGCACCTTTTACAATCCACTCACCTACTACATCACCTACTGGGCCTAAAATATCTAATGTTAAGTCTTTCTTGTAGAAATCAGAATATCCATCACGACCAGTTACTGATTCGTGTGCTAAACGAGCCCATTCCATTACTGCTTGCGCACCACTTGGAGTTACGGGATCGTATAAGTTTAAAGTCATATCATTCCAACGAACTTTACCTTTTACTTTACGGTAAACGTTGATATGATCTAATATGATTTCTCCTGCTTCGAATCCAGGTGCTGTTGCACTCTTGATTAAGTATGCCGGAATACCATCAATATACATAATGAAACGATTCTGAACTTTTGGTTCAAAAGCGGTAAACATTATTTCGTTAGCGTCTAATACTGCCATTTTATGTTAAATTTAATTGCTATTAATAAATATTAGGAACTACATCCCCTTATGCAGGGAATATAGCGCCTGTTGGTAATACGTTGAAGTTTAAGATAATAAATTCAGCAGTCTTAGTTGGTTGAATATAAATTTGACCTACTAATTGATTTCTATCTATTACATCTGGAGTATTGTTTGTGTCATCCATTACTACTCTATAAGCATATAAACCTTGACGTTGAACTACTGATTCCATATAAGGATTAACTTGAGCTAGGAATCTATTTCTAGTTACATTTGTATTTTGTTCGAATACTAAACCATTTGCTACTTGACCGATAAAGTCTTTCAATGCGATCAATAAACGACGAACGTTTACGCGATCTAATGCTGTAGCTCTACGTTGTAATGTCTTTTGACCAAATATTACAACACCTTCTCCAGGGAATGTAGCTAATGGGTTAACATTTGCACTATATAATGCATCACGATCTGATTGAGATAATTTTCTTTCGGCTTTTAATACTGATGGGATACCACCTCTATTAATACCTGCTGGTGCGAACCAAGGCTGAGCAACTTGATCGTTGAAAGCATAAGCACCACATACTACTGTAGAAGCAGGAGCCCAAGTTGTTTTACCTAAGTTACTAGAGAACAACTCAACCCAAGGCCAATAAGTAGCACCATAGTTACTTGAAGAACCAGCAGCAGCATTTACTGCAGCAGTTACAACTGAGCCATATACTGTAGTGTCTATAATTGCAATTGAATCACCTCTATTTTCACAAACAGCAATCATGTTATCAGCAGCACTTCCGTCTAAAGAAACACCTGGAGCTACTAATACATTGAATCTGTATTCGTCTTTATTTGATAATAAATTAAATGCTGTAATGTAATCGTTTGCAGAGAAACCTTGAATGTTTGCAGTTGTAATATATTCATTCATTAAAGCTTGTCTGTTTGTAGAAGCAACACCACCTGCGAATGAACCACCATAAGATCCGCTACCTAAAGCTGGTAAACCTGCAGCTAATGATCCTGATTTGTAGTAACCATTATTATCGATTGAATCAATTTGTACGTTATTTACTGATTTAACACGAATATATTGAGAGGCGTTTGCGTAAGATCCTGTTTGGTTGATAAATGGAGTACCATCAGAGTCTACTGTGTATACATTTTTTACATCACCAATTACACGAGAAATATAGTTAGGTAAAGATGGATCTAATGATAAATTAGGCCATGTTTCAAGATAATTCTTTTGAGCATCGTTATCATTACCTGCACGAACTGCTAAGTTAAATGTACCACTACCTGTGTTTACATTTGTAATTTCCCAACGAACATTAGTTGCACTACCACTTGCTAAAGCGCCAGATGAAATACTAGATGTGTTGTTCATTTCATCACCCCAAGCTAATGTTTCTAAAGTGAAAGATGTTGTTTGGTCTGCTAAATTAGAACCACCACCTAAAGTAAATAATGTTGAGAAACTTGAAGCTGAACCTGTAGCTAATGTAATACCGTTTGCATAAGTTCCAGATAATGAACCAGAAATGATAATACTATTAGTATTAGCAAATGCTTGAAGAATATTAACACCAGTTATTGATGCAGAACCTGATAAAGCTGTATTAACAGCATCTACTAAGTTAGAAGCACTACCTGAATTTGAAGAACCTGTACTAAAGAAGAACAAGTTACCATCAACATCATTTTG